TTTACCAACTGTGTATTTGTGCAGATCAAAAGCGATATTATGTCCAGAAGAGAACATTTAAAAACAACAAAATACTACGACAATTGGACTCCGGAGTATTTTAAGTACATTACAGGCGAAGACAAATAAATGACGCTGTATGACGCTAAAAACACGGTTAAAGCACCATATTATAGGTAGATTATAGTTATGAATTCAAAGACTTTTTGTGTGTTACCCTTTATGCATTTGGCAACAAACGCCAGTGGTAATTACCGAATCTGTTGCAACTCTACACCCGGAAAAAACCAAATATTAGATGAGCAAGGCAAATCCATGAATCTTGCAAGACACGATATAGAAGATGTGTGGAACAGTGAATTTTATCAAACAATCAGGAAACAACTGTTGAACAACGAAAGGCCGGAAATTTGCCAGAGATGTTTTTCAGAAGAGGATGCCGGAGTCAAATCATCTAGGCAAAGTTTCAATGAGGGTTGGTACAGAGATAATGTAGACACGAGCATTGTACAGTCAAAAATGGATATCAGATACATCGATCTAAGATTAGGTAATCTGTGTAACCTAAAATGTAGGATGTGCAATCCCTATGCCAGTTCTCAATGGATCAAAGAATGGAACGATGTTGTTGAAACAGCGGAACTAGTGCCAAACGAAAAACTAGACCAATCAGAAACGGAAAGATTATCTAAGATGGATTGGTTTGAAAATCAAAAGGTTTGGGACAATGTTGCAAAGATAGCCGACAGCATAGAAGAAATTTATCTCACTGGAGGAGAACCCACTCTTGCTGTGAAGCAATATGATTTGTTTGAATATCTACACAGCAACAATCTAAGTAAAAAAATTAGATTGAAATACAACACAAACTTAACCAACATTCCAGACGAAATGCTGACGCATTGGAAAAAATTTAAAACAATCAAGATCAATGCTTCCATAGATGCGGTAGGAGAGTTAGACAGATATGTGAGATACCCATCAGCCTGGTCGAAGATAGAAGAAAACTTTAAAAAATTAAGAGAGTTGGACAATGTGAGATTACAGATACATTCCACTATACAGACATACAATATTTTAGATCTAGACAAATTATACAAATGGGCCGATTCGATTGAGTTCAGCGATGTCTATCTTAACATATTGAATCATCCTAAGTGTCTCAACATCAAAGTATTGCCTAGTGAAATCAAACATCAAGTGGAAAACAAACTTGCTCCATATATGGATAGACCAAAAGTAAAACAGATGATAGACTATATGAACAGCGAAGATTGGCATCAAAAACATTGGAAAGAATTTATGGCATATACAAATACACTGGACAAATCCAGAAACGAAAATATATTAGAAGTAGTCCCAGCGTTTAAGGATTATTGGCAATGAGCGATCTAAAAACTTCACAATATGACTTCAGTGCAATCCCATTCGACGATTTGGTCAGCGTGGGTCAAAGAACTCTTTTATACAGAGATATCTTTAGTGTTAGTTGGTTGCTTGGTAGGTTTTGTAACTATCGTTGCAGTTATTGTTGGCCATATGCAAGATCCAACACAAAAGATCATCGACCAACTAAACTGTGTTTAAAAACGATAGATGAAATCAAAAGGCAAGCCAGAGAAAGATCATTTAATTCATTTCATTTTAGTTTGAGTGGCGGTGAACCCACATTCCATCCGGGGTATCTTGATATTATGCAACATCTTGCCGACGATGTGCCTAACACCAATTATACATCTGTGCATATGACTTCCAATTGTTCTAGACCAATGAAATGGTTTGAAACGTATGTTAGTCACGCATCAAAGTTCCATCGAGCAAGTATAACCGCAAGTCTACACGTAGAACACGTGAATACGCCAACTAAGATGCAGGAGTTTGCGGATAAACTTATTTTCTGCCAGGAACACGATGTACAGGTGACCATTAATATGGTTATGGTTCCTGAATCATTTGATACCTATTATGAAAATGCTTTATTCTTCCACAACCAAGGCATCAATGTCACACTAAAACCTCAATCAGATCCAACAGCATCTAAGATAGTGAATGGTTACACAGATGAGATGAAACAGAAATTGTACAACGGAATGCCACAGCGGGCATTCACAGAGATCAAAAACAAATATGTCGAAAGACCTAAACCCAAGTTTCCTTTACTCAGCGAAAGTCAAATCGTAGAACAAAAAACTGTGCCACAGCATTTCCAGGTTGAGTTCCAAGACTCCAAAGGTAAGAAATGGTATATGGACCAAGCAGAAAGATTCAATGCTTTCAATTTCAATCAATTCAAAGGTTGGGAATGTAGTTCCGGATATAGATCGATCATAATAAGGGAACCTGATGGATCTGTAAAACGATCATATTCTTGTGCTGATGTGCCGTTGGGTAACATTGAAACAGGATTCAAACTGTTTGATGCACCGCAACCTTGTATCACTCAAAGTTGTGTGAGTTCTGCTGATTCTAAAATTCCAAAAAGAAAAACAGGGCACAACGTTCCGTTATACCCTGTTCAATAATTTACTGATCTTGATTTTCTTCGTCGATATCTAGATCTTTTTCTGATACCTGACATTTTGATTTGATAGCCTCTTCTTTTAGAGAATGTAGATCGATCTGACCTGATTCGATTTCTCTCATTGCTATCACTCCGACAGATGGTTCATTATATTCATCGTCCGGTAGCACTCTTTCTTTGATTGGCATCTTCCTAAGTTTTTTGGCACGGTACGCCGCCAACATAATCATTTCATATTTGGAATCGATACCTTGTTCCTGACACGCCTTAAGCACGTCCTGAGCGAAAACTCTAGCCATACCTTATGCTTCTACTTGTTCTTTAGTAGATGCTTTCTTTGGACGACCTTTTTTTGGTCTTAAAGATTCGTCAAGTTTGTATGCTCTCTCTTTGAGTTCGTCTACCTGTGCCTGTAATCTATCTGCTCGTGACAGCATATTTTGTGCATCCGTCTTTTCTTGCGAATCATCCGGCAGTCTTGTGGGATCCTTCAGTGCTAGATCGTTTACACTAGTGCCACGTTGGTTTGCAATTTCCATGTTTAATTCATCAAGAGTAATCGTAACATTTGCTCCAGGAGTCATCACAACATTATATGTTGGCTGTTTGATGAGCATACCTTTTTGATGTAGATATGCTAATACGGTAACTCCTTGTACAGATTGCCCGACCTCTTCTCCTGCTTGATCAACCATGGCATCAATAGGCATTTTTTTCCTTGCAAGTAAGTCGCCAAAATCAAATGCGTCTTGACCGTCTTTTGATTCGAGAGCAGGGATAATTTGATCTGCTTCAAAAGGTCTTAATGCATCTCTGTCTATCACAAGACAGTTTGCAGAATCGTTAGGTATTGTTTTGTACACAACAATAACTTTGGCGTTGCTTTTCTTTAGAAATCCTGTGTGTTTCATTTGGTTCCTTTATTTCTTGTCTGCTTTGTTTCCGCTCTCTTTGGCATCAGCAGGTGCAGGTTGTTCGCCTGTAGCGGCCTGTGTTTCTGCCTGTGCTTTTGCATCGATGGCTTTTACAAAGTTATCTAATTTTTCAAATGCTTCTCCAACACCTTTTAGTTCAGCACCTCTGAAGGCACCACGTGATGAAGCAACATCAATGATAGTTCTTAAGTTTCTTAGATCAGCGACAGTGAGTGAGGTTCCACCTTCTGATGTTGCAGGAGCATCTGCTGGTGCAGTTGCCGGCGCCTCCATCTTTGCTGATTCTTGTTTTTTATCTTCTGGCATTATAGTCTCCTTAAATTTAAGTTTTTATTTTAATATACGTATATAATAATTAGTTATCAGCACTAGACTACTGATAGTAAACGGTCTGGCCAAAAGGTGGTTTTACTCTTTCATTGGTATGAATCACCCATAATGTATCGCAATAGTCGGAATCACCCCAACGATCCCAAGTTTCACCATCTGTAAAACAAACCAACAATTGTGGTTTTACTTCGTTGTCCTGCATCCATTTCCAGTTTACGCCGATATCTGTGCCACCAAATCCCTGTGGTTTGTAGTTGGTAATTGTCTTGCCATCCCAAGATTCAAAGTCTTCTGGTGCGTGTACTTCTGTGTCGAAACACCATATTTTGATCTTGTAGTCATCAAATTCTTCTGCAATGCCGTTGATCTCACCCAAAAAGTCCTGCAACATTTTATCAGATATAGACCCCGAAGTATCAATTGATACACAAATATCTAATTCGTTTTGCACATCAAGACCTGGTAAAACAGCATTGGTCGAATACATCTTACGTGAAGGTCTCATCCAAGAGTAATTGTTTTTGATTTGACTTTTGATTGTTTGCCTCAGCATTGATCTCCAGTCCAATTTAGGAGCAGTGATGTCAGTGATTAATCTTTCAAGACCTTTTGGAACATTACCAGCACCGCCTGCCTGTGTGGCCTTGGCTGATTGTAGCAGAGAATTTTTAATTTCATCTTTGAGTGCATTTTTTTCGGCATCAGTTAGTTTTGGTATAGGAAGTGAAGTAGTACCGCCATCCTTGTTAGGAACTTTGATTTCACCTTTGTCTAAGTCGATGTGTACATCCAAAGTTTTTAATTGTTTTTGATAGTCTGAAAGTTTGTCAAAAATTTGTTCTGCACTTAATCCTGCGTACTGAGAATCTAATAGAGGCGCATTTTCTCCTGTAGGTGTTTCGCCTACTCCTTCATCTACCAGTATTTGGTTGATAGCATAATCGCAGGCTACATTCCAACCTTGAGGATTTCTGTCTCCTCTTCTTAACATATGTTCGAAGGCAACGTGGAGTACCTCGTGTGCAAGTAGGAACTCGGTTTGCTTAGGAGTCAGTTTATCAATGAAATCTGGAGCATACCAAAGATGTCTACCATCAGTGGCCGCAGTGCCTATTTCTGGTTTTTCTTCGAGCACCAGTCTAGTGGCCATATTGCCGAAGAATGGTTTCTTCAACAATAAAGAAATTCTGGCTGTTACTAGTTTCTCTTGTTGAGCAGTTCTCATTAAGACTCCATACTCGCTACAACATATTTGCCAAACTTCTCATGGAATTTGTTGAATGACTTCAACTTGCTTGGCTTCATTGGTAGTTTGTATGTGGACAGTGCAATCTTGGCACCCATCACAGTCAATTCTGTGTCGAAATTGTCCATCATAAAGTTTAAGAAGCAGTCTGCCATTTTGTCGAAGTCCTTGTGCTTTTCATTCTCTTTGAGTTCATAACACATTGATACTGCCAGTGAATATTGTCCTGACACTTCAACTGCCTTAGGCATCTTCTTGATCTTGCCGGATAGTATGTCTGTTGGGTTGGGGAGGTCAGCCGCAATTTTACGATGAGCCATAAATTTGATGGCTGTGCCTTCCCCAACCGCACCTGCAACTAGATCGGTGAGCGTGTTGTCCGGCAGGTGTTCTGTTAGTAATTGACTCACGAAACTCCAAGTTCTTGGTGTGGCAAATGCCTTAGAAGAACCTCTAGGATCGAAGTCATACAAATCTTGTTTTGCAAATGTGCAGTAACCAACCACATCTGCGTGTATGTTATTGAGTGTGGCCCATTCAAACCAATCTTCAAAATCAACTTTCATTTCGATGTGAACAAATCTGTTCGACAATGGTGCAGGCATTCTGAATGTCACACCTCTGTCTGTTTCTCTGTTACCAGCCGCCACAATTGACACACCCTCAGGCAGATCGTAAGCACCAACCTTCCTGTTTAGGATAAGTTGATATGCCGCCGCCTGCACAGCCGGAGGTGCCGCATTGATTTCATCCAAAAACAATATGGCAGTGGATTTAGGATCTGATGGTAGTTCAATGGGTGGTGCCCATTCCATCGCATTTGACTTAGAATTGTAAAAAGGAATACCCTTAATATCTGTGGGTTCCCACAATGGTAATCTGATATCAATCACTTCACGTGATTGTTCGTCTCCAATCTGTTTGACGATATCAGATTTACCAATACCTGGTGCACCCCACATCATCACTGGTCTTTGTAATTTGATACAATGTTTCAGAGCAGTAATCGCCTGTTTAGGGCCTATCTGTCTAGTTGTATCTACTGTTGTGTTATTGCTCATCGTTTGCTCTCCTTGTTTATTAATACTATTATAAAACCATTACAAATAGTGTCAACCATCAAGAAACCTCCATTTATCAAGGATTTTGCGTGTAAAAAACGTGAATAGAGGTCTCACACTGCGTTTTTTAGCCACCGGCTAGGTGTCTGTACCCATGGAATTACATAGAAAAGTTATCTAGATCGCCATCTAGTAGTTGGAGCACAACTGCTGGTTTTTCTGCGAACAACACCACATTTTTTTTCTTGCTTGGAAGATAGTAGGGTGCAGGACAGTTCCTGTCTAGATTGAGCATTGCTTTCATTGTGATAGTTTTGTTGAGTCGTATCTTGTATGATTTGAATTTGGCAAACTTCATTAAATGATATCCCCTATAGGTCAGATTGAAATGTGAATGATCTGACACAAATGATTTGAACATCATCTTAATGATCTTATCAATCGAAATATCTAAATCGCACTGTGTTTTGATCAGTTCAGCAAGAGTTGATTTAGTGAGTTTCATCTTGGATCTTCTTGCCCGTTGTAAGTTCGTACACAGCAAATTCATTTGATTTGAACATAGCATTTAGTTTTTGTGCAAGATTGAATGCGTGTCCAGGATTTGAAAATGAAACTTTTTTGTACTTGGGTCCAGGATAGTTTGATACAAGACTAGATGATTTTAGATTGATTGGTTTTCCTTGATAAAATACAGCCCAGATGGCGTTTGACTCTAAGATCTCTTCTGACTTAAAGTTTTTCTTGTTGCTGTATTGAAGCAATACTTTTGGTTTTGGTCTACTCATATTATATGAGTATTTATTACCTAAAATTTAATTTTTAGGAACGATTATTGTGATTTGTCCTAGCGATACTCACTTTTGCAAGTAGATCGTCTAGATGATTGTAGACCATTGATAAATTATGCTAGATGTTTTTTGAGATGCTCGTAGGTGCCAATAAGTTTGCCATCTAAAAATATCTGTGGCACAGTTTTAGCATTAGGAACTGCTTCCAGTAACTCTTCTCTGGTGCAGTCAACTCCCACAGTTTTTGTTTCAAATTCTATACCTTTTGATTTCAATAAATTTTTCGCCATATCGCAGTATGGACACATTGGCTTGCTGTACACTATATTCATTTGAATGTTCCTCCATCCATATTTACATCTGTCACGTCATTTGTTGTGTCTGGTTTGTTTGTTTTTACAGCAACAATGTCAAGCAATAGATTGGTTAGTGCGTTTCTTAATCTTTTTGCTGTTTCTATATCAATCTGAACAGTTTTTTGTCTTGAATTATCTGCTCGGTTTACATCGTTGATAAAATTTTTTAGATGCAGGGTGTCATCAATCTTTGTTGACATTTGAAAAAGCCTGACGTTGTTCCATCACTGTTTTGAATGGACCTTTGAATTCGTTTGCGGATAAAGTAGATAGTTTTGGGCAAAATCCTTTTACCCAACCCTTAGGAAAATGCACCAGATAGTATCCAGCCGCATACATATTGGATGATGTTTGTGACTTAGAATACAACGGAATCTTGTGTTTCACATCCAATACTGCGTTGTAGGGTTTGTGCTTGGTTGGATATCCGTACACCTCTAATTTTACATCACTGTCGTTGTCCGATGGTGTCACTTCTTTAAAGATGTCAAATTGTTGTTCGATTTCAGACTTGCTGTATTGACCTATGGAAGAATCAGTACCAGTCACCAAAAAAGAGTCATCTTCTTGCCTTTGTATGGTGCCTACTCTGATGCCGTTCTGTTCAACAATCCAAAATCTATTAGGCAGTAATTGTTTGGTCTTGAGTGAACCTTGCGTTGAAAGGTTCTGCATAAAATTTAACATTATCTCTTATCCTTACTAAATCGTGTTTACTACAAAATTTTAACAGGTGAATACCAACATTCGCAACCTGTTTTTGTTCGTTTTTGCGTGTGTCAATGGTGTCAAATATCTTGTCCTTGATGTCCTGAGGCTGTTTGGTCAGGTCAATTAACTGTTGATTGACGGCGTACTCATTTTTCACAATTCTTTCTTTGCCATTGTGATCAACCCATCTACTTAACATAAGATTGTTCCAGTTAAACCCCTGTGTGTCTCTGTCAGCAAAGGCTTCTACCAGTTTGGTTTTCCTTACCTTAGGAAATGCTGAGAACACATTGTCTGACGAATCGCCACGCATACATTTTTCAAACAATAGCCAATCTGGATTGGGTGGCAGTTTGGGTTCTTTAGTTTTCTTGTCTATCACTACATTATCTTTGTCATCTAAAAACCCGTTGGTGTTGGCAAAGATATCTGTGATGCCATTGTACTGTGAAATGTTCTCACTCAATAGTTGATAAAAATCTGTGTCGGAACTTACGATGATGTGCTTGTCATCAGGATGTGCCTGTGTCCACCCAGCGATCAAATCATCTGCTTCCAATTCAGGATGTTGTAATACTGTGCAATTAGTCTTTTCAGTGACAAATGATTTAAATTCGTCGAAAGTCTGCCAAAACAATTCATCTGCCTGTTGTTCAGAAGGTGTCATTGCATCTCTAGTTTCTTTCCTGTTTTGTTTGTATGCTGGATAAAAATCCTTTCTCCAAGATCTTCCTTCGAAACAGAACACCACGTGATCGGCGTTGAATCGTTCCCAACACTTTTTAACTGTATTCAAACAGATGTGCAGTGCTAATCCCAACTTGGTCTCAACATCTTCTCCTCTGACCACGTGCCTGGCACGGAAAAATGTGTTGGCGGAATCGAACAATAGATATGTTTTAGGAGATTTCAGTTTTTCCGTCCTCTCTCTTTTCTTCTTTAACAATTTGGCTGTCTGATTTCATTGGTGTTGATTCTTCTGCGATGGTGTTGCATAGAACTGAAAACCAGTGATCAACAACTTCTTCATCTGTGTTTCCTGAGAATCCGTGTTGTTTCAAGTTTTCTACAAAGTGTTTGTTCCAGTCAAGTTCGAAATATCCATATTTAGGATTATCCTTATCTACATTTGTTTCCAAAACTTTCACATATGGTTGTCCTTTTTTTGTTGCGATTTCTTTTTCGGACAGAGACTCTTTCTTTGTGTTTTTCTTCGCAAATAAATTTTTTAGTTTATCAATCATACTATGATTATAATTGCAATACCGATAATTGTCAATAGCATAATCCTTTTATATAGACGATTTTTCATCCAAGATTCCCATACTTCGTGTGTTTTATCGTCTTTTGGAAGTGGCTTTACCATATCAATCAACCATGGGATCGTTGGCCAAAACAGACATCTGTTCATATCTAGTGCTTGGTTCTACGTTGTCCACGTGTATTCCTTTCACCCAATGATACCATTCATTGGAACGTTTTTTTGCTTCTATGTGTGTTGGATGTTTGGCCCACTTGTCAACATCTTCTTTAGTCCTCCAAGTGCTGACAGTTATTTCTACATCATCTTTTTCTTCTGATACTATATCAATGAACCCAGGCATTCTCTGAGCCGAACTTCTAAGTTTGTTGCTCATATCCTTGTATTCGCCATTTAGGTTTTTGATCTTTGCTATAAAAAAAACTTTGATCATATTGCTCCGTAATAATAGTTCATTAAACCCATCAACAGGACAGTGACTAATATTGCATTCAGAACTAATAATGCCCGGTCGTGCCAAAGATATCCAACAGTTGCCCAACCTATTGTGCCGAATAATCCAAACCACATATCAACGTGTGGTATTGTTCCAACGCTTCTGGCCACTGTTGCGATCAGAATGAGAACCACTGATGCCCATTTGATATACCAAGAAATATCACCTTTGGGAGTAACTTTTTTATAAACCCTTGACGAATTTAATTTTTTGATTTTGTCATCTAATTTTTCTTGTATTGGTTCTATTGTCATTATGTTCCTATTGCGTTGCCAAACAGATACACGTGAACTCTAGCCGCCACATTGTATCCTTTTTGAAATGCCTTTCTTGCCACTTCGCCTGCTGTTGCAGATTGCTCTTCTTCTCTAGCACCTACAGGCATGATCCACACAGGATAGTCAATGCCAGCATCTCTGAATTTTTTCACAGTGTCATCAAGTTCTTGCCATTGTTCTTCTGTGTGTCCCACAACAAATTTCAACTGTCCTTTTTTGGACAGTGCATAATAATCTTGCACAACGTCAGGACGTATGGCTTTTTCTGTCTTCTCGCCCGCCACTGACCAAAGTTTGGGACTCAAACTAAAAAATACTTCTGTGTTGTGGCTATCCACCCAATCCTTGAATGCTGGAGTTAGTTTTTGTGTGCCATTGGTTTCGAATGTCATTGATCCAGGTAAGTTGTTTTGCCTTTGCAGTTCTTCCCATATGCCTATGGTTGCCTGTTGACTCTGTGGCATCAATGGCTCGCCGCCCGTGAAACACAGATGTTGATGTTGTTTGCTTACAGGATGTAGGAACAATCCATCTGGATTGTCTTTATTTTTCATTATGTCCACCAGTTTTTGTGCCAACACTGATGGGGTCTCCTGCCCCATTAGATGCTTGTATTTCTTGGCCCAAGTGTATGATGAATCACAACCTTTGTCCCACACAGGTAAATCTTCAACTCTTTTTACTTTGGAAACGTCAAATGTTTCAAATGGTAGTTCCCAGGATGTTGGATCAGTTGGATTTATCTGTCCAAAACCATTACACTGAAGATTGCAAAGGAAATATCTTATCCAAGTAGTTGGCACACCAGTATAATGTCCTTCTCCTTGAATGGAGTAAAATATTTCAGAATAATAGTATTTCTTGTCAGCCATACCTAATTATAACACATATTTAGAATTTGTCTACACTTCCCATGGATATACTATCCAAGTTGGTTTTTTCTTTTTGTTGATTTTTTCTGCCCAATAATCTACATTGAATGTAGACGGTTCGTTGTCTATCAGCACAGCATACTCCAAATAATGACACCCCCTATGTTCTAATATTTTTGAAAGTTTGTTGAATGTATGACCAGTGTCATTGATGTCATCCACTACCAAAAACCTGTAATGGTCTCTTTCATTTCCAACTGCAAAATCTGGAATCAATTGTTCGACGTGATCTCTTGTTGATATTTGCACTGGTATCATTGGTACATTTAACTTGTGAGAAATGATTGTTGCAGGAATACATCCTCCCCTAGAAACACCTATGATGTAGTCTGGCACATTTCTACCAGATTCTAGTAAGTCTGCTAAATGCACTGACATTTTTTCTATCTGTTTCCAGGTGTAGTATGTTTTATTAGGCGCCATATACTTTGTCCAAATATTTTTTCTTGTACCATTTTGCAAAATTAGGATTTTGTTCTAGTATCAAAATTAAATCTTGCACAGGGACTTGATCACTTCTTATACAGTCTGCTAAAGACTGCCAATCTTTTTTATCATATATAATTTTAACTGCCATATACTTTGTTAACCTGGTTATTCACTTGAACGAATGTGGTACACTTGGGGATATCTTTTAATCTTTTGGCACCTATGTATGTGCAAGTAGACCTTAAACCACCTAAATAATCCGTGATAACTGTCTCTACAGCACCCTTGTAAGGGATAGATACTACTTTGCCTTCAGAGCCACGATATGAGTGCCTGCCACCGTGTGTTTCCATTGCTTTGTCTGAACTCATACCATAGAATGTTACTTTACCATCTTGAACAGTTGCTTCAGACTCATCTGTGCCTGCCAGCATACCTCCCAACATCACAAAGTCAGCACCGCCACCAAATGCCTTGGCAATATCACCTGGCACTGTGCAACCACCATCTGCAATGATGTGACCACCAACTCCGTGGGCCGCATCTGCACATTCGATCACACCTGACAGTTGAGGCATACCAACACCAGTCATCAATCTTGTGGTGCATACTGATCCTGGACCAATGCCACATTTAACAACATCACACCCATCAATGATCAGTTCTTCAACCATTTCTGCTGTGATCACATTGCCTGCCACAATGATCTTGTCCGGGTATTCATCTCTGACTCGTTTGACAAAGTCCACAAAGTTCTGTTGATACCCATTGGCAACATCGATACAGATCCAACGAATGTCTGGATATGCCGCCAAAACTTTTTTCATAACATCATAATCTGGTGCTTCCTGATTGTACTGATAAGCAGATCCTGTGCATATCATTACATTCTTAAGTTTTAGTCCTGTCTTGACTGCTTCGTGCCAATCATCCACTGAGTAGTGTTTCCTAATTGCAGTGAGCAGATTGTGTTTTTGTAATGCCTTGGCCATTGTAAATGTACCAACTCCATCCATATTTGCCGCAATGATCGGAATACCTGTCCACTTTTGTGTGGAGTGTTTGAAATCAAAGTCTCTTTCTAGTTGGACATTTTTCCTTGAAGTGAGTTGTGATCGTTTAGGCCTAAATAAGACATCTGAGAAATCTAATTTTTTATCAGATTCTATTCTCATCTTTTGGCATACTCTTGTTGCAATTTAATATTATCCATGAACTCTTTTTTAGTTCCTGGATCATCGTTAAACGCACCTTTCAGTACTGTGGTTTGTGTAAGGCTTGAGTGTGCTTGAATTCCTCTGTTTTCACAACAGCCGTGTGTGGCCTGGATGTATACTCCGACATTCTTTGAACCGGTTGCATTCATTATCTCTCTTGCAATATCATTGCACAGTTCTTCTTGCAGTGTGCCACGTCTAGCACACCATTGAGCAATTCTTGTGTATTTAGAAAGTCCAATCAGTGTGTCCGCCGCAATTATTCCTATATAAGCCACTCCATTGACTGGTTGATGATGATGTGAACATACAGATTTGAGTTCTGACCGCACAACCAACATACCTTCATAACCACCTTCTACGTGATTCGGAAAGGCAGTGGCATTGGGACGTGGGAAATATCTTCCGCTCATTAATTCGTTGACATACATCTTTGCTAGTCTTTTGCCGGTGTCTTGTGAATTAGGATCATTCTCAGTGTCGATGATCAGTGATTCTAGCACAGTGTTAAATTTATCAGTGAGTTCGCTTATCAGTTCTTTGTGTTCGCCATCATAGATATATTCTGAAATGTTATCGCCTGCCCAGTATCGCTTACCTTCCTGTTCAAGTCTTTGTTTTATTTTACTAGATATGCTCATTAATCTATTATACTTTCTGCTATTGCTTCATACAAGTTAAATCCGTGGAAATAATCGTGTTGCAATTGCTTTTTTTGTTTATTGATTGTTGTAAGGTATTTAGAATAATTTTCCATATAGTCTACGATTCTATCGATTAATTTTTGTTTATTTTTTCGATATGATTCTATGTTCTCTGACCATTCGCTTGGATACTTGAAGTCATCAAAAAACATTTCCTTGTAACTTAATCTATCGGGCACCATTGCGATTGTGTCTAAGACGATACCTTCATAACCTGAGATGCCTAGTGTTTCCTGCGTGTTCGCAGAAAATATTAATTTTGCTTCTGCTAACAAATTATGATATTCGTGTTTCTTAAGTTCGCGTTCTTGACACACCACTAGTTCATACTGCGGAAGTGCTTCTTTCAGATCATAGAAAATTTCAGGTTGTTTTTCAGGAGCAATCCTGTGTGGAAATAAAATTAAATTTCTTTTAGGCAATCCTACATACATACTCAACTCATTTTCCATATATTCCATTGGCCACCCAGTGCGTTTTATTTTTTTATCAATGATAGAAGTTTCAGGATATAATGCTTTGTTAAACATATCGATATGGAATTTAGTAGCAAAAAAATTGTGATCATATACTTCGAACATAGACCTTTCTGCATTTCTCACCCATTTTGCATCTCCGATTAATCTACCCAAGAAATCAGCAGGATCATAAGAACCAGCGTGCCACATACCACCTATTTTGATGTTGACCTTTAATAGTTCTGCCATATACTTGAGTTGTATTACAGTAGGATTCCAAGCATCTGTGTACAAAAAATAATCGCCATCTTTGATTTTGCCTTCGCAGAACATCGTTGCGATCTGTTCGAGTTGTTTGGATTTGTAGACATTTGTTCCGCCAAAGTTTAAAAATGCACCAGGAGTAGTTGCTTGTGGTGTATCTCCTCCTGATATAGTAGTCACTTTTTGCCCTGTGTGTTTTTCGATCTGCTTGGGCAGATACTTCTTCCACTCTGCTGTGTATCTTGTTTCGACTGCTTCGATGTCTACAATATAAATCATCCGTGTATGCTGTCCTCTGCCGCAACAGTTGTATAAGTGGTTGAAAGATATGTTAACAACTTTGGATCTTTCACAGAAAAGCAAACTTCATCACAGCCTGCATCTTCGAAATAAAAGTCCTTGCCATATTCATAACCCTTGCGACCCAGATCATTTGACACGATGCAACCAACATCAAAATCTGTGTAGTTGCTGTTGAGAGCACCGCCCTCTGTGTCGTAGTACCCACCTCGTTGGGTAGTTTTGTCTGATGCTATCACTATGGTGTGTTCGAATTTGTATGGACCTGGATTTGACATTAGTTGAATATGTTCTCCACTTGTTTGTCGATCTCCTTGTAGTCAACACCAGTAAGTGCTTGGGTTTTTTCGACTGCATAATCAATCTCACAACCGTTTTCACCATCTTCTGAAACTTCGATTCGGACGTGCCTACCAGGATATCTCTGTTTGATTTGATGAGCCAATTCATCTGCGATCATTTCGCAGGATTTGTAATCAAGTTTTAGTGTGTCACCATACAGTGATTCTAGCCATCTCTTGAATTGGATGAACTCGATGTCTCTGTCATCGTGGAACACTTCAATCGAAACCTTGAAATGGAATATGTGCCTATGCGGATATCCCAAAAAACTCACATCATACTCATCGCCTGTTTTTAACTTTGGATCCTCAAGTGCCGCAGGATACTTGTGGATGCCTTCTTTCCTAAATGTTACCCATATCAGTTTCATAGAACTGTGTCTCCTTTGTACTGTTCCCAATCAGTAAAATGCTCATCTGTGATTAAATCTCTCACAGACCAACACCATACTCCTGGATTTGTTGCTTTGAAATCTTTGTCGTCGATCTTTATCACTACATTGCCTTTCATCTTCATAATATCGCCAACTGTTACTGAATATATTAAACTAAATTTTGGATTTGTCAACAATGTTTGCAATCCTGATATTTGCAAACTTTGTGGTATGTCGATAGTCACCCAATATTCTTTGTCTAAAAGACTTTTAGCAGTGTTCAGGATTATAACCTGGTCGAAATCTGATAGTGCTTTGAATGAGTGGTTAGCACCCAAGTAAATGTGTTGGCACTGGTTTTCTTTTGCAAGATTAACTATTTCCTGCAGTGATTGTTTACCAACCACAAACAATGTTTTCAAACCTTCGGTTGGTGTTTTTTCTACTTCCTTGCCAACAAAAAAGTCGATGCCGTTACGAACACCATCGTCATAATCTCTTTTCATCTATGTTCTTCCTTTTTTCTCATCATTGTTGCACCATTTTTTACAAATTTCATCACACATAAGTTCATCGTTCCAATGCTTGTCATTATAATGCTCTGCGAATCCTTCACTGTCTATTATAGTGTCTGCAGAGTATTTGTCAAGGCTGTTCCAATCAGGGTTTTGGTTTTTCTGCCAACTGCTTTCTCTCCTGTATAAGCTGGTATAACAGCAAGGCCATAATCTGTTTTGTTCACAGATTACCATTTCAGTGCTTCTACATTTTATTTTCATATGTAGACAGAACCTTTTAGATCTATGGTGAGAGATTGTGATAATCTCTTGTACATTTGTACAGAAATTCTATCATGGGCACTGCCTCTGTCATTAGCGATAAAGTATAGATAGATGTTTTTGCCTTCACAAATCTTCTTTGCTTGTTGTATTTGGTGAAGATTCCAAGGAAAGATTATATATTGCCAAACACATTTGTCTTTCTGAACATACTTTTGGTATTCTAGCATATTGCTAAATGCGAGATCAAAATCTACGTTTTTTCTATACTTGTCATTTATTTCTTGGCTTGTGCCGTCTATTCCAAACACAATTTCTACATCTGGATGTTTTTCTCCTATCTGCTTGAACCAACTAGCATTCCTCAATCCGCCATTTGTGTGAATGACTATGTCGAAATTTTTTTGTTTGATAAAATCGATAATTTCGCTGATATCCGGATGCATCAACGGATCGCCAAAGTCACCTGCTAGGCTTATTTTTGTGATAGGGTCGGGAACATTGTGTTCTATGTTGTGTTTAATTTTTTCTAAGGAGTTATGAGTGACCTTTAGATTATCTATTTGTATGGTTCTTTCGCACATAGAACAAAGTGCGTTACAATAACTGGTTAGGCCAAAGTTAATCTGTGATTTGAAACTGCGCCAATCCATTATTGATCGTTATCACTGTTATCTTCCATCCATTTTTCGATTGCTTCATATTCACTGAGTGGAGTGCTGAGTGTATTTTCTTCGATGTGTGTCAGCATTTCTTTCATTTTGAGTTTTTGTTTTTTCATTTCCAATAACTCTGCTTTGTGGATCCAGGATCTATTTTTTTCTCTCTGAGCCTCCATTTGTTTGACTCTCTTTTTTAATTTCTTTAGTTCTTGTTTGAACTCAAGCACTTTGTCTTCCATTTATACCTCCTCGAATAGGTTGCTAAATTGTGTTGATGCATTTACAGTTTTTTTGCCAGTTGCTCCTCTAGTTCCGATTATACTCATCCAATATTTAGAATACTCTTCTACTACTGCGTTTGCAACATCTCTGTCGTCAGTAGCAAAAATAGCCTCAACTATGTCTTTGAATGCTACTCGGTCAAATGATTCTTGAATCAACATATTTGGAATACGACCATTGTCATACTGCCTATTTGCTTCTTGCACTGCATTTATGTGAGTCCATACATTGTGTCCCATCAGTATCGCATAAGAGAATGAGTCCCAAGATGTTTTACCTTCTTTGCCAATTTTGTTCAAATCACCAGGAGCATATATGCATACATCTTTGGCTTTAAGGCCGTCTGTGATAGGAGAGTCTAAAAATGATGTGTGTTTACCTTCTCTGACAAAAGCCTCTGCAAATGGAGTATTGTCTGTTGCAAGTTTTTTGTCATCAATAGAAGGCACCATTCTATAAACCCATTTTGATCTGTCTTCTGTCTCTACCTGGCAATAAACTTGCCCATTGGCAGTTGCTAAGAAGGGAGATGCACAGTCGAATGTGATCGTAAAGTTTTCATTATGATGCTTACGCACTGATCTCTGTATGTCTGTGAGCAGTGTGGCCCACTCAAGTTTTGACGTTCCTAAGAAGTGCATAAAATCGTGAACGCCTTTTTCTAGCAATCCATCAAATCTCAGTGCAACAAGTCTTTTGAGCACAAGGTGTATATCACACATATTCTGTCCACCCATGGACCAACCATTGAAGTGTGTGTCCGGATACTGTTTGGGATCACAGAATTTTTTCATTCTCTCATACCAATCATCTGCTTCGGTGTGATTTTCACCCTGTAAAACATTTAAGAACTTACAGGCACCTGAGCGATGCTTCATAAAATATTCATTGTTGATGTTGGTGGCCTGACAGGCTTCTTCGTAAGTGGAAATGCCTGTAGCCTTTTGTCCTTTGGGCGAACGTGCCACCCAGGCCGGAATATCAAGGATCATACCATAGTCCATATATGCATCCATCCACGCAAGAACCTGCTCACGTTTCTTTTTTGCTTTAGGACAGTTAGGATCTTTCCAATCACCTTCCCAAACGCCTTTACCAATTTGGAATCCGCCCGAGTCACCCAGTGACCAAGATGTTGATCTGTTCCTTTTCCTAAACATATCTTCCTTCGGCGAATCTCTGTTTACGTCTAGGTCAGCGTGGCCTGCCGAATACAAACACCAACGGTATTTGAATTGACCTTCTTTGTCATTAAGGAAGTTTAGACTCTCCACACCGTGTTTGAAGTTCGAAGGGATACGGGCAGTTTCTACATACTCTGATGATTGTTGTTTGCCTATGAATGTTGCATAGAATCCACTGACCGCTGGCAAAAAAATTGCATAATCTTTTTGTGTTTCAGTTAGATTTATGTTACTCATTGATTACTTCCAATATCTCCTCTATACCACTGTAACCAAAATACAGGGCCAACACAATTAGTAAAACAGAACTTGCCTTGAAAAACAACCCAATTGGCATTTTTATGATGGCCTTGTTCATTGCAAACACCACAAATCCTAACACGATTAGTCCTAACCATCCTCCCATTAAGATGCTATTTAGATCATTGCTGTCTGAAAGTATGGCCGCATAAAATAAAACAATTTCAAATCCTTCCCGGATGATTGCAAAAAACACAGTGAACGCCAATGCCAATGCCGCGCCTTGACTGATTGCTTTGTCAACTTTACCTTCCACGTGTTGTTTTGCTCCATGGCACCATATAGCCACATAGAATAACATTAATGAAGCAATGATCATTGTGATGCCCTCAAACATTTCTTCATGGTCGTGTGTCAAAGTGTTGCTGTATTCTGTGAATGCCCAAGCAATTATAAAACTTACAATGGTTGCAAACACAATACCGAGATACACATATTTTTTCGCTCTCGTATCTGCAACTGATCCCTTTTCGCACAGGGCATTGTTGTAGTTTTTGATATAATTGAATATCAGTGAAAGGATTAAAGCAATTTCAAATCCTTCTCTGAATACAATAAAAAAAGATTGAGTTAACGGCAAAGTTTCCATATTACTTGCTTTGTGCTGGTAGTATGTATTGATATGACGCTATACCGGAGTCTAAAGTAATCTGTAAAGCACCATCATCTGAGAATGCCATTTCACATTCGTTAGATTCGATCAGTTTTAGGATCTGTGTAACCTGTGCCACCGGCCATGCCCAAGATTTTTCAAGTTTGCCGTTTATACCTTGTGCAAACACAAACTCGCCTGCGTGTGATGATGCGTCTCCAAATTTGAATTTTAATTTATCACCGTCAGTGCTTACAACAAATGTTCCTTCTTCGGAATTGGCCTGTGCCTGGAAATTTAATCTCTGCACATCTGGCATTGTTGGTTTGATAGTCACGTGCCAATTTACGCCTCTGAACTTCACTGACTTTAGTTTTTCATTCACTATTTCTGAATTCATAAAACGATAATCATTTTCAAAATCCTTTGTATCATTTTCAAAGTGTAATCCTACAGGAACTGTATCACCGTTTCTGTCTTGGCTGTTTATGGTTATCTGTGCTTTGTCTTTGTACACAGGCAATTTCAATAAAATATCTAATTTTCCTAGATTTGGCATTCCAAAAGTTCCTTGCATTTCGTTCACAGGATTTTTAAAATCTGCTTTTACAACAACTGATCTATCTTCAGCCATTGCATCCATTTCAGTCTTTTTGTCATCGCCTACAATTTTCACAAGATCAATAAATCCTAATGAATGTGTGTGTTTGACGATGTCTTGTAATATATCTTTCATTATGTGTATCTCCTATCCCTTATTATAAAACTTTTAGTAAAATAAGTCAACACTAACCAAATAATTTGTCAAAGGTATTTTCTGCTTCGGAATTTCCAAGATTCCAATCCAGTACACCAATTAGGTTATCAAGTTTTTTGTTGATTAGTGTGGATTCCATTTCATCATCTGCGAATGGTAACTCCTTGAACCAATCAGGAATTCTCAATTCATCTGTTGGATATGCGATAGATGTGTATCCCATGGGATTGTCACGCAGTTTGCAAACAATACATTTTTGTCCATCGATGATGTCCATGGAATATCTGTCGTTGTAGACTTTTTTTAGAGTGTTCCAATTGATCGCCGCCCTCACGTGTCCTGGCATATTGATCTTGCCTTTGCGTTTTTCACGAGAATGATATTCTGTGAGTTTGTTTACACGTCTTGGAGAACCTTTTTCCCAGCCAGGCATTTTTTTGAATTCCAAACGGAAGTCAGCAATAAATTCCATAACTTCTTCTTCGCCTATACCCATCAATACTTTGTCTAATACATCAGATAAGAAGTCTTGAATATATGCAGGAGTGTCAGAACGTTTCAAGTCAAGACCCATTGCTTTGATTTTATCCACAGGTTCTCCCTCCAGATCATATATTTTCATTGCATATCTTTTCTTTGTGATGAACAATCCTTTTGATCCCACTGCTTCTCTGCCACCTGCTATCAATTTTCCATAACTACTCGGACTGTTGAAAGCGTCTATCATATATTTTGGAAAAGACTTGTTGACTTCTCCGGCTACAGAGTCATACAACTGCACCACAGATTCTTTCGTCCATGGAATGTTGCCTGCATCGATTTCTGTCTTGAGTGATTCATATGCTGAGAAATAAACAGAATCTGTGTCACCGTAGATTATGGATGGCCCTCTGTAGTCATATTCGCCACAGATTATTTCATTGGTCTTAGCGGCCATATGTTTAGTGATGCATCTGCCTGTCAGCGTGGTTGATTGTCCTATGCGTGTGTCAAAAAATCTGCAACCAGGATTTAGAATTGCACCATACAAACTATTCAAGTTAATCTTTTTGACCAATTGTCGCTTGTCCCAGAATGCTATCTCTGTTTTGTTGCCTGCATCAATGGCCTTTTTCCTTTTGACTTGTAGTTCTTGGCGTTCTGCATACCAACGTTCTAACAGTCCTGGAATTACTCCAGCAAATTCGTGAGTGAATATTGTGCCATTCGCGGATAACATCCATGGTTGATCTGAATTGAATATCAATTCATAAACTTCTGCGGCACTCAAAATGTTGGATTCTCCAGTTTCCCAATCGATTGTGATAGATTGTGCTCTGTCTTTACGCATCACAGCCTGATACTCCATAGATCCAAATTCACCTTCCCAAGCACCAGCGAACGATTTCTTTTCCATAGTCATTCTGCGTTCGATTTCTTCTTCTGTGAGTGTTTGGCGTAATTGACCAACGATAGTTTCGGGGGCCATATTCAATGCTCTAATCACAGAAGGATACAGTGAGTTGATGTCAATAGATCCAATCCAGTCGTGCAATCCTTTCTTGGGATACGCCACATAGGCACCTGCCGCAGGATCTGATCCTGGTTCACGTCTTACCCTGTCGGGCACAACCATGCCACGCCTGTGTGCTTCATTGATGATGCCTTGTTCTGTAACTGCCACAGCACCCATTGTTGTTTGTATCAACACAGTGTTTTGATGTGCTAGTTCGTTGGATAGTGCAATAAATTTTAGTTTTTCATCCAATCTACCCAACAGTGCCACGTCTTGTCTGTTGTATTCGATGAACTTCACAAAATCTTTGTTGTACAATTGATCCAATGTGCCTTCATACGGAGTCTTTTGTTCCCCCAACTCCATCTTGGAGATGAAGTCTAAAGCATAAGAGTGCCTTTCTTCATAGGTGTATTTCCTATACAACTGCATATAGTCTAAATGCACCCTGCCAATGATGTCGTATGTGACTTCTTCGTTGCCAAATCTTTCAAATAATCTTTTGCGTGGATATGAATTCCACAGGCACAGACGTCTTGTGTCGTCTTTTGACATCACCTTTTGTATTCTGTTCACTGTGTAGGGAATATCAAAACCTTCCGAGTTCCACCCACTCAGCACATCAGCATCTTCTATGAGTGCAATGAACTTGTTCAACATATCCGCTTCTGACTCACACAGCATTGTATTTTCAAATTCTTTTTCGATGATTTCTGGATTGGGAAAATCTTTGGGAGGGATGGCCAATGATATCAATTGATCCAACCATTGCAGATATACTGTGATAGAAATAATCGGTGCCCAGGCATCTGCTGGCTTGGCATAACCTTTATTAGGGTCGAAATCTACCTCGATGTCAAAGAACGCCACTTGCAGTTCTGGTGCATCTTTGTTTAGATAATTTTCTTCCAAGCAACGAAATATAGGATTGATGTCAGACTCATACATCCGCTTGCCTGACTGCATAGCCAGTTCCCTTTTAAACAACTTACCTGATTTTGTGGCAATGCGTGACACCGGAGTGCCATACACGGATTTAAACTTGCCTTTGGGGTCGTCATAGTACGCCACATAGCGAGCCGGGTATTCCACATATCTCCGTTCACCATTTATTCGTTCGACCACAGATATCTTATCTGCTTCTCGATCAAAATAAGCGTCTACATAACTCATTGACTAATACTACGCTGATATCTTTGCTAATACAAGTATTTCTTCTAGTTCTGCAATATCATCTTTTTCAGCATCTAATGATTGCTTGAATGCCACATTGATTGCTTTGTTTAATAGTGCCGGTTTGATTTCTAGTTCTTCTGCCACTGCTTTCACAGTGTCTCTCAAACCTTCTGATAGATCTTTCATTTCTTGTTTTACTTTGATGCCACTTTCTAGTGTGTATTTTATTTTTGCTTGTTCTTCTGAATTTAGTGTTCTCATATGAGTGCTCCTTTTGATTTATTATAAAACAAATCTTACAAAAAGTCTATTGTTTTTTTCTCGAGATAGGAGTGTCGAAGAATCGCTTGGTAGGACGTTTTTTAAAAAGATTGAGTCCACGCGAACCTGCAGACTGTGGTTTTTTGGTTTGATCTTTGATCGGAACGTTTGTGATCTCTGCTATCTTCATACACTAATATTTACTTAATGTAAGCACCAATTCTTCCGTGTATATCAGGATATTTGATATATCTGTAACCCTCTGGAACATTGATGGACTGTGATGACCATACAGGAATGAATTCTTTGTTTCCCCATTCAAAATCAGGATTAGATCTCAGATGTACTTCGATTAGATTACCACCTATAAATTCACAGTTTATCCATTGATACTTCTTAGCAAATGGTTTCAAAATTTCAGGCAAATCAATGCAATGATCGATTTTGCTCCATCGGTCCCAACGTGTGAAAGTGTAATCGGATTTGAAACCCTGCACAGTCAGATGTGGATCACCCCATTTATAGTCAACACTGATATGATCTCCTTTGAACTGTTGGCACCAAAAAGTACCATATGGCAAGGAGTCAGTCCACACATCTGCTCTAAGAAATTCTATGTTAGCACCTAGACCAAGACCTAGGAAGTTGATACAAGGCCTTACAATATAAAATCCATCTTCCGGCACATCTACGCCGGCTGGTCCACAGATGTATCCTAGTTTGGTCGATAGTATGAGTTTGTCAAAGATCCAAAGATCCTCTGGATCAGTGTTAAGCCATTCTTGATCGAATTTGTCTGGTTGTTTTACCACTTACGACAAGACCAATATCTTGCCTTTGTTCTTGGTCCTGGATTGGCACAGTTGTGGCGTGCTCTGAATGATCTTCGTCTTGCGGGATTGGATTTTTTGATACGCATATTTGGATCACCAAAATTTACTTTTTTGATATTTTTAGTTTTTGGATCACGCACATACACTTTGAACTTCTTGACATCACCACGCATTGGTTTGCCCAAAGGCACTTTTCTTCCCCTGTATTCTGCCTCTTCTATATCAGATAAAAGATTTCCTGTGATATCATCGGTGTAAACGAGAATGTTTTCGCCGTTTATTTCAACAATCGGAGTGTCTATTGCTAGATCATCGCCAAACTCAAAAGTTAGAATGTCGCCTATTTTAGGTGATTCTGCTTGTTCAAATTCATCAAAGTTCATAGTGCTACTATTTAGTCTTCACGTTTTTTGCTTTGCCTCTTCTATTCTTGTTAGGATCTTCCCTGCGTTTGCGTGATGCCGCTTTGGCTCTGCCCTTCTTGCCAAGTGCTCGTGCCTTCGAAAGTGGCAAACATTTTGGTTTACCCTCACTGCTTGACCCTCTGGCACAATCGCCTCTGATCTTACCTTTTGGTCCGAAACGCACCCATTTGTCTTTGAACCACTTACGTAGATCTTCGTTCAATGATTCTGAAAAAACTAGTTCGCCACAGTTCACACAAATGTCCACATCTTCTTTTTTAACACAGTTTGGCACACGTTTGCCGAACATAGTTTTCATACCCTTCTTTTCATATCCGGGCCAGCATTTTTCTTGAAGTATATCTGTGAGTTTCATCAGTCGCTCTTGTTACCCCAGTTGGCCGCACCTTTTTTGCGACACTGCACTAGAGCACCAGAGGCATAGGCCGAAGGCCATACTTTGTATCTTGCTTTGACTTTGTGATAGCAGGCATCTTTTTTGCCTGCCGCTTCGTCGAATTCTTCTTCGGTGATGGCTTTTCCTTCTGACACTGATTCTCCTGTAGATCTCAATTCATCATATCTTTTTTTGATATGCATCCAAGTCTGTTTGTCTTTTTGTATCATAGGATCTAAAAGTAAATCTTGCAGATGTTTTAAAGCATCATTTAGATCAGCAACTTCATTTGTGTGTGCAGTTGTCATTCTCGCTGACGCTGTTTTCTTATCTAATTCTGCTTGTTTTTGCTTGTCTTCTTTTTCTTTTTTCTTTGCTTGTTTTAAAAAAGCAGGAAGGTCATCGTCTT